CGCAGTGGGCATGGACAGCACCGGCGAAAGAGCCGGAACATTCTGGCGCGTCACAGGGGGATGAATGATGGGAATCCCACTTTCACAAAAACACTGCGATGACTGCCGTTTCTTTGACGCTGAGAATTCCGAAGAATCTCCACTGTGCGTTGCCCCACGGGAAATGTTCGACAGTGTGTCTGTATTTTCCGCACGGCATGGCGCGCCCACCTGTCTTTCCCAGCGCACAAGCAACGATGCAGAAGCCTGCGGGCCTGCGGGAAAGCTATTCCATCCGATGGAACGTTGAATGGTGAGAATTTTCGGGATGCTGGCAGGAAGGAGGGAACAGGCATGAGCCGTGACTGGGTGGACGATGAACTATGGAACTGGAGCCGCTGGGCCAACGAGGGACAGTGGCCTGGCCCGCTTCCGGTGCACTGCATCAGCGCTGAAAGCAAGTACAGCGCACCGGAATGGAACGCGCAGCCAGCCATACATCCTGCGATCAATTACCACAATGCGCAGATCGTCGAGCGTGCGTGGCGAAAGATGCTGTTTGGCGAGAAAAAGGTATTGCAGGCCGAATATCTGTCTCCGTGGAATTACGGGCGGTTTGGCAGGGGCGCAAAGAACGCGGCGGCGCGAAAGTTGCGTATTTCGCTGCGCATGTATGAGTTACACCTTAAATCTGCACGTGATCGTGTGCGAAGGGAATTTGACTGATGCTTTACGCGAAGGAAGTTATTGAGCTGATGGCCGCGTTTCCTGGGCGGCCATTCACGGTGAACCGGATAGTCAATTACGTGCAGACACGAAGTCACACGAAGGCGAGCAAGGAAGCATTACGCAAGGGTATCAGGCGCGTTCTGCGTGAACTGGAAACGAACAGACAGATCAGGATAGAAACAAACAGGAAAAGTGGAGCAGCTTTTTTATACGTCTGGAAGCCTTTACCAGCAAGGGATTGCGGCGAAAGCGGGACACGAGGTTATTGACAGGCGGGACAGAATGCGGGACATTACAGGCGGAGAAGTTGCGTCTGCATGATGCGCCTCTCCACTCTCTCGTTTTTGTTTTGTTGTCTCTTGCATCTTATCTCCTTTGTTTAGTCTCGAAGGTTAAGGCCGCTCCCTACAGCGGCCCTTTTTTGCAGGGTAGAGCAATAGCAGCTCGTCGGGTTCATAACCCGAAGGTTGATGGTGCGAGTCCATCCCCTGCAACCAGACAATCCATGCACTCCGTTTTCGGGGTGCATTTTTTTGCATGATGCCCACCATGCTAAAATTCCCTGCACCCATGCACAGCCGTTGTTACGACGACCCGATGCGCATTCTTGAACGCAAGGAAGCCCGTGAGGCACGCCAGCAAAAGGCCGCGAACAGCCGCAGCGGCGCATTGACCGCCGAAGAGCGTGGCATGATGGACAGGTTTCTGGCAGGGTTCAGGGCGCGCCGTTCATGATGCAGACTGGTTATAAACCCGTGCCGGTTCGCAAGCTAACGCGCAAGGGCGATCACAATGGGCTTCCGACAAGGAAAGACCGGAAATTTATCGACAGCAGGTGTGTCTATGAAGAGGAAAAGGGAATATTAGAGAGTGATGAACAGGCTGGAAGAGCAAAAAAGCCCCGCCGCAGCGGGGCAATAACGACCACTTACAGGTAAGCTATGTTACTTCGAGGGCGGCGGCGTCCGGTACTTTGGCAACACATCGCCGTTGCGTACCACTCTGGAGACAACATACACGTCGGGGCCGTCCATAGAACACTCCTCGCTTGAGGCGTTATTGCGCGTGATGATATGGATGGTACCGCCTGATTTCAGGTGATACGTAATATCATAAATCTGTACGTACAAGTCTTTCCCAATCCAGTGCGCGGATAGTCTTTTTACTTGTGTTTTCGATTCATCAATATCTTGCAAGCTGTTAAGCAGCCCATTGCTGTGCAGCATTACGGGGGCTACCGTAACAGGCCAGTGCGAACATTCCGGCGGCGTGTTCCCGTGGGGCTGCGCCGCATGGTGACGTGGTGCAGCAAAACATACGCTCGAAGCAGCGCACAAGATAGCAACGGCAAAAAAACGTTTCATGGTATCACCTGCAATTCGTGGTCGCCGCTGTTCCATATCCGCTGCCGGAAAACGATGGGCAGCACTATGCAGCCATCCGACGCTTGTCCTGGGTGGTTTTGGCTATCACCGTGTATGCGAAACAGCGTGCGGCCAAACGTGTTTGTTCCCGGAGCCGGGGTGAGGTTCATCGTGTAGGCTTTTGTGTGCGGATTCCAATGCGGCGCCCCTATGCTCCATGTTCCTTGCGGAATAGGGCCGACGTTGGCTATCGTTTGCATGGTGGAGTTATTTTTACCAGCACCATGCCCGGAATATCCAATGTTTGTAATCACGACGTCGTTGTGCCACAAAATGCCGAGGTTCTGGCTGTATTTCCAAGGCATAACAATCTCCTTCTTTCGTTGGTAACTTCGTAAATGGAGACTACATGTGCGAGGCCCCGCATTGCACGGGGCCATGATGCTAACTGCGACGCCACGATATGCCGCCCGTGCGGCCTTGTCAATCACCTTTAACCTTGTTTGAATGAGTTCAGATCAATCTCTGGCCACAGCATCCCTGCCTGTCTGGGATGCAGGCAATGCACCGATACCCAATGCTGACGGTTCGTTTCCGTCGGATGCAGGCAACCCGAACAGCGCCGTACCGGTGTACAAGGTAACGGGCACGCCCACAGACAGCGCGGCATATTCTGACGACCAAGGCTACATTGCCCAGAATCCGCCAACGGGGGCTGTGCCCGTTCGTATCGTGGTCAAGCCCACGGCGAACGCGGATGGTTCATATCCTGATGATTGCACGGACGATAACAGCGCCATACCCGTGTATTTCGTCAATGCGCCCACACCTGAAAGCGGAGCATATCCGAACGCGCAGACAACGGCAGGTGGTGCAATTCCGGTATGGGTAATTCCCACATAATGGAATTATTTGTGGCTTAGGTGGGACACAGTATATTCATGAATATTCATTAGCCATTATCGTGGTACAATGGCCCTAATTATCGGATTTAGTCGATAGACTTTGAGGGTTATATGGGTATTCCTTCTGGCGAAGAAGTTATTCGTATTGTTCGCCAACAGCAACCGGAAACATTACTGTCATTTTCGACAGGAAAGGACGCTATTGCCGCATGGCTGGCGATTCGGGACAGTTTCGACGCTGTATATCCGTATTATTTGTATTCGGTTCCTGGGCTGGAGTTTGTCGAGGAATCCCTGGATTACTATGAGCGGTTTTTCGGTGTGCATATTGCCAGGTATCCTCACCCCAGCCTGCACCGGATGTTAAACAACTTCGTTTTCCAGCCGCCTGAACGGTGTACGGTGATTGCGCAGGCGAATCTCGTTAGCTTCGATTACGAGGATATTCGACAAATAATGATCGACCAGAACGGGCTACCCGAAGGCACAATGGTAGCCGATGGCGTCAGGGCTGCCGACAGTCCGCAGCGCAGGATGGCGATTGTCACGAATGGGCCGATTTCGGAGCGATTGCATAAATACCATCCAGTCTGGGACTGGAAGAAGGATGATCTTCTGGCCTGTTTCAAGCGGCATGGTGTGAAGTTGCCGCTGGACTACCGGATGTTTGGGCGTACTTTCGATGGGCTGGATTTGCGGTTCCTGGTACCGATCAAGAAACATCGTCCAAAGGACTACCAGCGCATACTCGAATGGTTCCCGTTAGCTGATCTTGAAATATTTCGCTATGAAATGGCAGGTGGGAAAATATGATAGACAAAGATGCGATCAAGGCAGAGAACCGGCGCAAGGCCGAGGCGATCAAGGCAAAGGCAAAGCAGAAAGCCGCTTCCGCCCGTGAGGACGTAAAGGTTTTGAAGGCGCTGGAAAAGAATCCGCCGCCAGAATATTTTGAAGAGCCGGAATACACAGGCGATCCTGAAAAGGATGCTGCGCTTGACCTTGATGCTGTTCAGGCGGCGTTCAGGAAGCGGGCAAAAGATGAAAGGCGCAGGTTCGCGCTTGCTGTTGACAGTGAATACTGGGCTTGTTTCTGTTTTCACACCAGGGAGCAGAAGGAAGCTTTTCTCTCCGCGCTGAATTTACTTGGCGGGGGTGACAAGCATATCGACGGGGTAAGAGCAGCAGAAATTCTTGGCATCAAGCTACCACCGTCCGAAGTGCTTTATAACACTTCATCTAGGATAGACAAGAAGCTTGCAGAACTTGCCTTGCCAGATCATGAATAGCTGATCGACCAGGTTGATTTTTACCATAAGGCCCCTTCGGGGGCCTTTTTTATTGGAGCACGCAATGGCTAAAAAACGATGGATTACCAGGGCAACGACAAACTCCGGGTTCAGGCGCGGGGTAAAGCGTGACTATGGGCGCTTGAATGAAACAGGCCAGGGAGCGTATCGTGGTTCCGCAAGGCTTTCTGGTGCGCCAAGAGCTAATCCTGTTGCACATAGGGCGGCAATGCTATCTGCCCGTGCCGCCATGAATTCTGCCGCTGGGCGTTCTGCTGGCGCACCAGCAGTTTCTCGTTCCAGTGCATCGTGAAACACGGCGGATTATGGGCGAAATTCATCGTTCGTAGTCCGTCCAATGTGCGGCTTTTAAAAACACCCCATGGAAGACCCTGATAAAGCCAAAAAATGCTGCGGCGCGAAAACCAGATCAGGTGAGCCTTGCAAGAAGCCGCCGATGAAGAATGGGCGTTGTCGAATGCACGGTGGAAAAAGTATGCCAGGGAATACCAATGCCAAAACCCACGGTATCTACCAGAAATTTCTGGCACCAGAAGAGCAGGAAGAGTGGAGCAACATTGAGCTTGGCAAGGTAGATGACGAACTTCGGCTATGCCGCATCCGGTTGCAACGTGCCTTGCGGGCGGAGATTGAGGCAAATGGCGAGGTTGAACTTGAGGCTGTAACTGAAGCGCCAGCGGTTATGTCTGGCGTGCCGATGGATGAAACCATTCGGACGAAGCAATATCGCCGCAAGGATTATCAAGGAATCATCAATACCCTGCTTGGCCGGATTGAAAGCCTTGAAAAAACACGCAAGGACTTGATGGCGGATATGGGCAACGGCAACGGAATCATCGTAATCAATAACGCATTGCCACTTGACTGATGAATATTGATCTTCCAGCGTTGCATTTTGGGCAGAAGAAAATCATAGAAACACGTGGCCGGTTTAATGCAGTCAGATGCGGGCGTCGTTTTGGCAAGACGAAGTTATTAATTAGCATCGCGGCGAACGTGGCCGCAAACGGACTGAAAGCTGGTGTTTTTGCGCCAGAGCATAAGCAGATCGTCGAGCCTTTCGACGAAGCGCTATCCATCCTTCGACCAGTTATCAGGCGTTCCAGCAAAGGCGCTGGTGAGATTCGCACGCAGAATGGCGGTGTGATCGACTTCTGGCATTTGAACGACAATTTGCTGGCTGGCCGTGGTCGTGAATACGATGTTGTGCTCATTGATGAAGCCGCCTATGCCAAACATGGGCAAATGATTGGCACGTGGGAACGCGCGATCAAACCTACGCTTCTGACAAGGCGAGGTAAGGCGTGGATTTTCTCTACGCCAAACGGCATCAATGATGAAGATTTCTTCTGGGCAATTTGCAACGATGCGTCGTATGGATTTACCCAGCATCATGCACCTACCAGTGCGAGTCCATACATTCCAGCCGATGAACTTGCGCTGGAAAAGACACGTACTCATCCGCTCGTGTACCGGCAGGAATACGAGGCGGAATTTGTCGATTTCAGCGGCGAAGCGTTTTTCAGCCTTGAAAAACTCACTGAAAACGGTGCTGGCGTCCCATGCCCGCGTGGCTGTGATTACGTGTTCGCTGTTGTTGACAGTGCATTGAAGGATGGCAGCGGCAACGATGGAACGGCGGTCGTGTATTTCGCCATTTCAAAATACGTCGGCATCCCGTTGACGATTCTTGACTGGGATATTGTCCAGATCAATTCTGACCTGCTTCCCGTATGGCTTCCTGGCGTGTTCAAGCGTCTGGAAGAGCTGGCAGGTGAAACGAAGGCGCGAATGGGGTCGGTGGGGGTCTTTATCGAAGACAAGGCATCCGGCATCACATTGAACCAGTATTCAAAGCGGGTTGGCTGGCCCACGCATCCCATTGCAGGCGCGATTACGAGTATCGGGAAAGATGGCCGCGCAATTTCATGTTCAGGCGCGGTTTGGCGTGGCGAAGTGAAGTTATCGGCCCTGGCTTTTGGGAAAACGTCTGTGTACAAGGGGCAGACAAGGAATCATCTTCTTGCGCAGGTAATTGGATACAGGGTTGGTGATAAGGACGCGGCACGGCGGGCAGATGACCTTGCCGATTGCTTCATGTACGGGATAATCATTGGGCTGGGCGGCCCTGACGGATTTTAATCGACTATGGCAAAGCTCGGAAACGGCTCAACACTCAATTCAAACCTGGCAGCGATGCTTACGGCTGAAGACATAGCGCCAGGCGATGACGTGAGTTACGAGATGTGCAAGCTGATTTATGCCTACCATCCGCTTGGCGGCAAGATGGTGGACAAGTCAATCGGCCTTGCCATGAGCCAGCGCCGCGAGATCATAATTCCAGACAGTCCCGATGAGCGCCTGCGCGAAGCATTCGAGCGCAAGTGGGCTGAAATTCGCGCGGACGAGAAAATCGCCAGCGTTGTGCGGCTGGCGAAAATCTACGGCGCTTCTGCCCTGGTGTGCGGCGAAGAAGGCAAGGACACCATGACCCCGCTTGACTTCGGCAATCTGGATGAAACAAAGCTGTTTTTCAACGCGCTTGACCCGATGAACATTGCCGGTTCGCTTGTGACCTCACAAGACCCGAACTCGCCAGACTTCCAGGCCCCTGCGCTTGTGACGGTACAAAGCAAGCAGTATCACCCGTCGCGCACGCGGCTATTCTTCAATGAAGCGCCGATATATATCCTGTTCAACAATTCAAGCTATGGCTATGCAGGCCGTTCCGTGTACCAGCGGGCATTCTTCCCGCTGAAGTCGTACATTCAGACGCTGATTGCAAACGATCTTGTGGCCAGAAAGGCCGGGGTACTCATTGCCAGGATGGAATCCTCTGGTTCAATTGCTGACCGCATACAGGCCACGGTGATGAACTGGAAGCGGGATATTGTCAAGGAATCGCAGAACAACAACATTATCAGTATTTCGCCCAATGAATCCGTAGAGTCGCTGAACCTGATGAACGTGGACGGCGCGATCAGTGTGGCCCGCAAGCACATTCTGGAAGACATAGCCAGCGCCTGCGCCATGCCATCGAAGCTGCTGACCGAGGAGACCTATGCAGAAGGCTTCGGCGAAGGCACAGAAGACGCGAAGAACGTTATCCGGTATATCGAGAACGAGCGCCGAAACATGGAGCCGCTGTATCGCTTCTTTGACCGCATCGTCATGCGCCTTGCGTGGACACCGGAGTTTTTCGAAGCACTGAGGAACAACGACAAGGATTACGAGGGCACGGACTATGTGACGGAGTTTTCCCGCTGGGCGAACGCCTTTGAAGCCCGCTGGCCGTCGATGCTCATTGAACCTGAATCGCAAAAGGCCGAAAAGATCGAGCGCACCATGCGCATCGTCAGTGAATTCTTCGATCGTGTAGCGCCGAACATTCCGCAGCAACAGAAGGCGGGCATGATCGCGTGGATGTCGGACGCGGTAAATGCGCAAAAAGACCTGTTCCCCAGCCCGCTGAATCTGGATATTGAAGCCATTGCCGATTACACGCCGCCTGCTGCTGCGCCTTCACCTGTCCAGGCCAGCGAGTCATAAGAGCGATGAAACATTCGTTTTACAGCGTACTTTCCGACGCCGTGAATGAATTCAGGGCGCAAGGCTTCAAAAGTGATGCGCAGCTCGAAGAGTGGGTCAAGAAAATCCGTCAGGCCGCTGCTGACTCGCTTGTGCCTGAAAAGGTGATGGAGCAAACGCTGCGTGATACTTTCGGCAGCGTGTACGAGCGGCTCATTGAACGCGCTGAAATTCTGCGTTCCATGCCGGGTGTTTCACGTTACACACTGGCGAAGGTCAAGCCAAAGCTTCGCGCGGAGCTTGACCGTCGCATGATGGCCAGCCGCAACCTGATAAAGCTCAACCGTGCTGCGATGATCGAAAAGACCACGCAGCGGTTTTCAGGCTGGGCTACATCCATTCCGGCAGGCGGAAGTTGCGCGGTGGACGTGAAGGATACGAAGGACGATATACGCAAGGCGCTTTCTTCGATGCCGTTCGTCGAGCGGCGCGTGCACATTGACCAGGCCATGAAGTTCACTTCTGCGCTCAACGAGATTGTGGCGGTCGATGGCGGCGCGATAGCGGCGATGTGGCATTCACAGTGGCGACGCAGGGGCTATGACTACCGCGAAGATCACAAGGAACGGGATGGCAAGGTATATGCCGTGCGCGGCAACTGGGCGATTGAAAAGGGATTCATGAAGGCGGGGCCGAACGGCTACACCGACCAGATCACCAAGCCAGGCGAAGAAGTGTTCTGTTCGTGTAGCTACACTTTTATCTTCTCGTTGCCAAAGCTGCTGAAGGTTGCCCCTGACATGCTCACTGAAAAGGGGCGAGCGGCTGCATCGGCGATTGCCTGATTTTCACACCATACAAGGCGAAAGCCCCGACTGTTAGCGCAGTGCGGGGCTTTCTTGCATTCACACGTTGGATAGGGCAACGCAATGAAGCATGTGATTGATTTTAGCAAAACGGTGAGGGCTATGAAAGAACTTTCAGTGTAGCGATTCCTGCTGATATGGGTATGGCTCGTAATCATCGGCGCAAGCCCACTGCTGGAAAGTTGCAGACATTGTTCATGAAGTAGCCCACGTTTTCTCGCGTTGATATGACACAGGAAATTGAAGGCCGCGCGGATTCGGATTGGAATAGGTAAAAGGGAAAAATGAAATTTGGATTTAGCACTCCGGTATTGCTTGGCACATCAGATCTGGTGAAAAAGAATCAGGAACTGGATGCGTTTATTGCGTTATTGCAGGAAAGGACTTTCCTGCGTTCAGATGATGCTGAATTTGAATCGAAGCATTCGCGTGATAATGACGGGCAGTTTTCTTCTGGTGGTGGCGGTGGTGGCGGTGATGGTGGAAATTCTGGTGGTGGCGGTGGAAAGAAAGAGCCAAAGCCAAAGCCGGTCAAGCCGTGGACGCCTGCGCAGGTAAAGGCCAATCCACAGGCTTCGGCGGCAAGGTTCAAGGGCCAGCCTGACGGGACGTATGACCCGTGTACCGGAAAACCGCTTGCCAAAACGTCTGGATTTCAGGCATCATTTGAGCGTACAGGGGTGAACCTGTCTGCTGAACAGTTCGCGCAGCACGTGAAGGACTTCCAGAACAAGACGGGCGCGGAAATGAATGTGGGCGTTTTTTGTGGCACGCCTGAGGTATCATTCACTGCGAAGACGAAGGAGCAGGCATTGCAGCTTGCCAGGCGTTATAACCAGCATTCCGTATTTGACCCGGTGCGCGGCAAGCCCCGCTCTTCAGGGCGAGGAAGGATAGCGCGGACGCCGTAGGCGTCCTTTGGGCATTTAATGCGGTGTTTGTTGTTGTTCTATGTATTGCCGGATAATCTCAATGGGAGCGATAATCCTGCCATGCAACGTCTCCAAGCCTTCAAATTTGAACTGATGCCGGCTGGTGAGCAGGAGCGCAATATGCGCCGCTTCGCCGGATCGTGTCGCGTTGTCTATAACGAGGCGCTGGCGTTGCAGAAAGCGCGATACGAAGCCGGAGAGAAGAAGCTGGGCTATGCCGGATTGTGCAAGCTGCTCACAGACTGGAGAAACGGCGCTCCGCTTCCTTCCGGTCGGGTTTCGCCCTGGCTCAAAGAAGCGCCCTGCCATCCCTTGCAACAGACGCTGAAAGATTTGGAACGCGCCTATCGGAATTTCTTCGAGAAGCGGGCAGATTTTCCCCGTTTCAAGAAAAGGGGAATGAAGGACAGTTTTCGTTATCCTGATCCGAAACAGGTCAAACTGGAACAGGGCAATTCCCGGCTCTTTCTGCCCAAACTGGGTTGGCTGCGTTACCGCAACAGTCGGGAAGTATTGGGTAAGGTGAAGAACATTACCGTGTCGCTCTTTGGCGGGAAATGGTTTGTATCTGTCCAGACGGAGAGGGAAATATCCGACCCTGTGCCGAAAGCGACAACGGCCATCGGCATAGACATGGGCATTGCCCGCTTCGCCACCTTGTCGGACGGCTCATATTTTGAGCCTCTGAACAGTTTCAGAAAGCACGAACAGCGGCTCAAGCATTATCAGCGGGTAATGAGCCGCAAGCAGAAATTCAGCAGTAACTGGAAGAAGGCGAAAGCCAAAGTCCAGAGACTGCATAGCCATATTGCCAATGTCAGACGGGACTATCTGCACAAAGCCAGTACCACGATCAGCAAAAGCCACGCGATGGTGTGTATTGAAGATTTGCGGGTGAGGAACATGTCCCGTTCCGCTTCCGGCACGAAGGAAGTGCCGGGAAAGCATGTTCGGGCGAAGTCCGGGCTGAACAAGGCAATACTGGATCAGGGCTGGTTCGAGTTCCGCCGTCAGTTGGAATACAAGCTGGCATGGAACGGCGGAATGTTCGTTGTCGTACCGCCGCAGAACACCAGTCGAACCTGTCCGGTCTGTGGGCATGTGTCGGCGGAGAACCGCCAAACGCAAGCGCAATTCTGCTGTGTGGAATGCGGCTATACGGAACATGCCGATCTGGTCGGAGCGATCAATGTATTAAGGGCGGGACACGCCCGGTTAGCCTGTGGAGAGACGGCGCAGTCAGGCCGCTCGGTGAAGCAGGAACCCACCGAAGCGATTCAGGAGGCGACGCCATGTCCCGCCTGAACGCCGCAGGAATCCCCTGCCTTCAGGCAGGGGAGGATGTCAATGGGCGGAATACAAGAGGACCGGAAATTCTGAAGATGCGATTGTAGAGAATCGCCACTATAATCCGAATGCAGGGAACCGTATTTGACAGGAGAAGTGTCGTGATTGATGATGGTTCAATAAGCGGGGCTAATTTGTCTTTTGATGAGTACATGGCACGATACTATGACCCTGCTCTTGCAAAGAGAGTCAAGGCAAGTCCCGCATTGGAAAAATACATGCAGGCATGGTATCGCGTGGATATTGCTGTGTGGAAGGATGTGGGTGATAGTGAACTCAATGCATTGCGTGATACGCGGTCTGCCTTGAAGAAGAATTTGTCTGAAGGCGATCTTTATGCCGTGCTGGATAGTGTGCCTAACATTTATTTCAAGGTGGCATTCAGAAAAGAGATTGAAAAAAGGTTTGGCCCCAGAAAGCAGGCCGCCTGAACCCATATGCCGTAACAAACGAAACCGCCTTCGGGCGGTTTTTCTTTTGCACAAACGTAACCGCCCATGAGGCGGTTTTTTGTATTCATGGAAAAGATCACATCAGCCCATCAGGTAGATCACGGCACTGGATTGCGCGCTGATGATGCAGATTTCAACGCAAAACATCCGCATGAGAAAGACGGCAAGTTTGCGAAGAAAGGCAGTGGTTCATCGTATGGGGAAAGCACGAAAGAGAATGGTAGCGGTGATAAAAATTCGTCAAAGATTGGCCCATTCGGCCCTGTCCTAACGGACTTTCATCACAACGCACAGGGAGCAATAAAGGCACTTTCTGAAATGAAGGATGGTGAGGCAATCGGTGCGCTGCATCATCCTGATATTGGCGATATTGACCTTCCGTGGGGCGTAGAGGGTAACCCAAAGAAAGACTACGAAGGCGGTTATGGACTGGCAAAAATCGCGGCCAAGCATCCTGAAGTTATAGAACACCTTCAGGAAATCCTTTCCTCAATGAAAGTGAACAAGAAAAGGAGCAGCCCAAGCCGCATTCGCCTGGAGTCAGCCGATCATGAAGCGGCAGTTTCGCTGGATTGGTATGGCCAGAAGAAGACTTGGCTGATTACCGAATATGAGATGACAGAAGGAAGAAAGGCCAAGAAGAAAGAAGGCGCTATCGACACGTCGATGATCGCTGCCAATATTAACGGAATGGGCAATCGCCATTCCAGCGCCTCTAGCGTTATTATACCAAAAAACAAGGGTAACGGGGAAAAAGCGGATTCCACCGATACCGCGGGGGAATACTCCGACGCGTCCAATGCTATCCTGGCCCGAATAAATGCGCATTATGCCCATTCGCCCCGCATTCAGGCCGCAGGCTGCATCGTTATCGCAAACGGCAAGATGCTGTTCATCCGCCGTTCGCAGTCAAGTACCTTTCCTGGCCAGTGGAATTTCCCAGGTGGGCACGTAGAGCCAAGCGAAACGCTCGAAGACGCTGCCCGTCGTGAAACGAAGGAAGAAACCGGCTTTATGCCAGACAGGCTGACCGGCTTTGCTACGGTACACGAAGGCGACACTGACTTTACTGTGTTCCTTTCCAGGGTCAATGAGCCATGCGAGGTAACGCTTTCTGATAAAAGCGACGGGGCACAGTGGTTGCCGCTGGGCGAAGCGCCCGAGCCGCTTTTGCCAGGGTGCGCAAAGATTCTTGCTTCGCCTGCTTTCACAGCATTGCGCAAATTGTCCATGCCCGAGATCGACGTGGCGCGCGCGATCATCAACGGGGAAATGCCTTCTCCGCAGACCTTTGGCGGCATGTGGATGTTCGCCATCCGCATTACCGGTACAGGCATGGCTTTCCGTCGAAAAGATCAGGAACTGGTTTATCGCACACCGGCGGATTTTCTGAATGATGACTTTCTGCTGCGCTGCAATGGCTTGCCCGTTATCTGGGAACACCCGGATGGCAAGCTGCTGAATCCTGAAAACGAGGACGAATTCAAGGAAAAGATCGTCGGCACCACGTTCATGCCGTACATCGCAAGCGTGAAGATCGACGAAGACGGCACGGTTCATGCCATTGCAGACCCTGGCGGTGATGAAGTCTGGGCCATTGCAAAAATCTACGACAAGGACGCCGCCAACATGCTGATGGAAAAACAGCTTTCCACCAGCCCAGGCGTTCGCGCGTCCAGCAAAAATGGCCCTGTGATGCTGGGCGGGGCCACCCTTCTCGTTGAAGGGAATCCACTGCTCGTTGACCATATTGCCATTTGCAGCAATGGCGTATGGGACAAGGGCGGCGAGCCATCCGGCGTTTCTGTTACCAACGAAGAAGGAGCCAACATGGCTGAAGATAAGGAAGTAGTGAAGGGCGCAGACAGCGCAGAAGACGTGAAAAAGGCCGATGCCGACGATACGTCCAAGGCGGGCAACAGCGATAACGTGCAGGCTGTTATCGACTCGCTGAGCAAACGCATTGACTCGCTGGAAGCCGAAAAGAAGGCTG